CTCATCTGATCGGTCAATGTCTGCAGATACGTAAGCGAGACCTCGGTGTTGATTTCAATATCATCGAGATCAGTATTCGATTGTTGCAGTTGCTGATTGACTTCTGTGAGTGTTCCCATCTCTTCTATCTCGCCTTATTGTTGCGAATCTTTTCGTTCTCTTGCTTTATAAAATCCAATAGCAGAGCAATATATATTTCCCTTTCCCACGGCATCATATGATCGAGTTCTGTCAGACTATAGTTGTAGTGCTGCATCATTGAAAAGTTAACTCGATAATGATTAGCAAGACTATCATGCGAAAGGGCTACCCGAAAAAATTACCAAGTCCCTTTACATCAAATTTGTTATCATGCGAACATGCCGTGCATTTGAACCCTACTTCGATTGCAGCCGATGGAATCGATTCAATGAATTCACGAATCTCATTAAACTGCTGAGTGTTTAATGACTCGATGAATTCACGAAGCTCTTTATCCGACTGTTCTGAAGCATCAAAGATTTCATCACCGGAATAGATTGCTTGAATACACGCAACGATAAGATCGAATACACGATCAATGTCTGACTTTTTGTCACCGGCCTGAGCTTTGATCATAGACTCAACCGATGGATATCTAAGCGAGACACCAACTAGATCAGTAAGTTTGATATGCTTGGTATTTGTTTCCGGTACATCTACACGAACGTCCTCAAGACTTACGTCCACCTCGTTTGACGCTTCACACTCTTTACACTTAACTTTAATCGTCGATGTCTCACCGACTGACTTTGCACGAAGTTGAGTAAAAATATATTCGATATCAAACATAGTTAGAGTGTCAGCATCGAGCACGCTTCCTTCGACCCATGTACACGCACGAATCACGTCCTTTACCGCGCCTATCATTTGATTCGTATCGTTCGACTCCATGGCCATCATAAGGACCTTTTCTTCCTTGACGAGATATGGTCGATACGGAATCTTTGCCCCGGTTGATGGAACCGTAAGCTGATAAGTCGGTGTATCTAGTTTAGGTAATCCTGCCATTCTTTAGTTCTCCACAATTTCCCAGTTATCGTATGAAAATTCCGTCGTTACACGGATCACTTCATTCTCATTTGCGTTGCCTAACTCAAGTGCGCTTAACGTTGTTGGAAACGCATTCTTAAGTCTCAGTTTCTTTTTAATATTGTTAGCATTATCGAGATGATGAATCTCAATATCCTCGGTGTATGTATTCTTGAAGTTTACCGTAAAGTTTCGAGTATCTCCGAGATTGTTAATGATTCTTTCGTGCCACTCGTAGATGAAATCCCATGTGCTCCAATCGTTGGTCAAAAGAAACGATATTGGCAGATCCTCTTGGTCAAACGCATAGGCAACCTTTTGCATCTTCATATCAGTGAGTCGTTCATTCGTAAAGATCTGCCTACCGGGCCAACCGACCGAATCACAGAGAACGTCAAGTATCTCGTTATTCGTATGAAAGAGTACTCGATATCTATTTGATCTTGCCAGACCCGACGATATCTGCGACTTAAGATTGTCGATACTGCTCATATCATTTTCCTTGAGTCAGACCAGACGGTTCGTGTACCGGCCTTCTTGAACGACTCGGTCGGCAGAAACATTGCGATCGGCCATTCTGGTGCATCGACCTCGACAACCTTTGACTTTACCTGGCCAGAAAGATAATGTTTAAACGTCGGTTGAAATGCCGAATATTTTGCGGTTCCTTTGAGAATAGAATAACTGATGTTCAGTCGTGTCGAGTCATTAAACTTCTTGTTGTTTGCCGTATCGAGAAGTGCATCGAATAACTTTGCTCGAGCAGCTGGTGGCAGATAATGTAAATTGAGACCATAGAACCCACCCTGTGCGGGTTCAACATACAGAATCAGAGGAAACGTATCGTAGTACGGCAGTTGTTGTTTGGTCTTAGGATCATAGAAGAAAAAATACATCTTACCAGCACGAGGCGCATTTCTCTGCGTCAGTCGATCGTCAGAGATAAGATCCAACTTATTAATATCGGTCAGTCCACGTGCCTTCTTGCGAAACCACTCACGGGCCTTCTTAGTACGAGGATTAAGACCCTCTCTAAATGCTGCTGCTTGTAGTTCTGTAAAGAGTGACATTAGTTCGTAAACTTCTTCGTTGATCCATCTTCGTTCACAAGCCATGCTTCGAACTTGACATCAGGATATTTTTTCTGTAATGACATAAAGGTATTCAGATTTTGTCTACTGTCGTCGAACAATCGTATTCTTCCATAATCACCCGACTTAAGATACTTATGAAAGATGAATCGTTTGTTTTTTGCCGGAGATCCAAGACCAAGATTACCTGCACGTTCAACATACGCCGAATCGATATCGATACCGTGTGCACGAAAGGTATTCAGAAAAACCTCTTTGTTGTCGAAGTCACTTCGAGCAGTAACAACAATAACACGAGATCCTCTCTTGACTGCATTGCGTAGAATCGCCTTCATCTTGCCGATCATATTGCCTATAGGAGTCGATGTCTTCTGAAACGTTCTTGCAGACTTAAACTCATGAAAGTCAAACTCCTCGCCCGGCATGAGTTTATATGTGTTGAACTCCTGATTGTTGAGTGATCGCACGACCTTGCCGTCCTTTACGACATCGACTTTTGCGTTCGTGCGAAACAAAGTCTCGTCGATATCAAATATCGTGAGTCCTTTATCACCTCTCTGTTCAAACAGGTAGTCTCTAAATGTTCTAATCGTCATGATACTATTTATAGGGTTTTACTTCAGAATCTTGATACCAAGTGACTTAAGAGTGTCTTCTGTCCAGACCTCGAATTTCCAACCACGATCAAGCGCAAACTCTGATGCAGCCTTCCACTTCGACTGATTCTTAACATATGTAAGGGATTCCTTGATGTATCGACGTGTTTTGCGTTGTGGAGTCTTGGGTGGTTTTGTCTGACCTTTGGGTTTGATCTCTATGATGTAGTTCTTACCCTCTTTTGTCTGAAACCATAGATCCATGAAGTATCGATGTACCTTATTGTCGGTCTCACAGACATAGGGCAGGACAATTTCCTCACTGTTCCAATATACAATTGAACTTTGAGTGTCGATCCATCGAAAGGTATTACGTTCCCACAGAGAACGATAGACGATGTTCTTGACATCACCGACATACTTTTCGGGATGTTTTGGTGTGAATTTACCGCGATAAGCCATATAAATAATACAGACACGTTTCTATAACTGCAGTATTTATCTCCTATGTCAACATCAGAAGTACAAAGACGAGAACAGAACCATGTTGGGGTATCCGATTTGCGATATCCACAGGATCTTGCTGTCGACAATTCACCGTTTATGACGTTCTCGACGCAGAGACCGGTGTACGATAATCTAGGTAGTGCACTTCGATCAAATCCCACAGGACAATCGGTCACACTCTATGTTCCGTCAGGATATGCAGTATCTGACTCGATCAACTATGAGGCGGCTGAAGGCGGATTGGTTGGTTATCTGATTGACCGGTTTGCTGATGGGTCGATTACCAATATATCTCCAGCTGATGTTGCTGAGGTTGCAGAACAAAACACTGCGGCACTTGCCACAGCTGCTGCTGCGACGATTGGCGGGATCTTTGGAAAAAGCAGCGGTGCCCTCGGCGCCGGCTTTTTAACTCAGGCAGCAATTACCGGTGAGGTCGCAAATAGATTTAGTAGACGCGCCGGTAAGGTCGCCAACCCACGTCAGTACATGATGTTCAAGGCTCCGGAGATGAGATCGTTCTCATTTGCGTTTTCGATGATTCCGCAGAGTGAGTCGGAAGCTGAAGATGTGATTCGTATTGTCAAGTTCTTTCGTAAGGCGGCGTATCCTCAGTTGAGTGCGACCACCTATGCGTATCTCTTTCCTGATCTCTTTAAGATTTCATTCGGTAACAACGACTCGATGATAAAGATGCCAGAGGTTGCATGTACCGGTGTCGAGACGACATACAATCCAAACACTCAATCGTACTTTGTGCGTGGCAATATACCTGTACAGGTTGACATTAGTTTGTCATTCCAAGAGATGAAGGCCATCACTCGCGCCGACATCGACGAAGGTTTCTAGTATATGAGTTACTACTTCTCGTACTTTCAGAAAGGTCAATACGACTTTGGTAATTCGACCGTAAAAGATGTCACGGACATTACCAAGTACGCGGCGATTTTCTCTGAGATCGCCGATGACATTTCTTTTTATACATATTATACGACACAGGCGGGTGAACGTCTTGATGAGATCTCACAGGCATTATATGACACGCCTGATTTTTACTGGACGATTCCACTTGTCAACAATCGAATCGTTAATATATGGGACGACACCTCGAAGTCCTACACCGACTTTATTGCGTATCTTGAAAGAAAACATGTTGGACGAGCGTTCACTCTTAAAGACGGTGAGATCCTTGCGGGTAAGTTCTCAATCGGAGAGAATCTGATATACAACTCGACGGAGTCTGCAGAACTGATCGCAAAGTATCCGACACAAGGATACATGCAGGTTGTGTTTTCTGAGAACGCATCCTTTCCACAGAACACAGAGTTCACGATTGTCGGTGAAACGTCCGGTGACTCAATCGTTGTGACAAATCACGTTCCGACATACAACGCACCGATTCGACACGTCGATCTGAACGGTAACTTTGTTCCGTATGATTCAGGACAGGTTACACCGATCACCATTCGTCAGGACGAGGAGGATCGTAACGACGTCAACTCACAGATCAAGGTGATTCGTCCGGAGTTCATATATGATGTTGCATCAAGATTCGAACAAGAAATGCGTCGTCGCCGTCGTCAGAGTTAATTTTAATTATGGCCGCTGATCCGAACATTCTTGATAAATTACCGAAGTCGTTTTCCGAGTTCAGTGTACGACTGACTTCCTACAATGGAAACGTCTACGACTTCACCGAACAGGTTCTCGAACTGTCAATCTATGAGACAATCTATCGTGCCTTTATTTACGGTCAGATAATCATCGCAGACAACGCGGCGATGTTGTCGTCTTTTCCTTTCATCGGTCAGGAAAAGGTTCGCATTGAATGGAAGCGAGACGACAAGAAGGTCGTAAAGGACTTCTTCGTTACCGACATCTTTGACGTAACACAGGCCTCTGAGAATACAAGTGTATATGGTGTATCGATCACATCGGAGAAGCAGGTTCTCAATGCGGTGAATCTCTTCTCTCGCGCATACACAGGACGTGGCGAGGAGATCATCAAAGGCGTATACGACGAGTACCTGAACGATGATCTTGAGATTCTGATCAATGCAAAGACGAGTCACAACGTTGTATTTCCTTACCTGAAACCGATGCAGGCCATCGACATGGTTCGTCAGAATGTATTGGCGGAAGACGACTCGCCGATGTACGTCTTCGAGACACTGTATCAAGATCGTCCTCGACTCGACTCCTTTCGACATATGCTCGAGGAAGAACCGATTCTGACACTTGAACCGTCAACACCGGTCAAGAAGAGTACTAATCCGGATAAGAAACCGTCGACCGATTCGCTTGAGAATCGCGCAGAGATCTATGAGGACAAGATCAACACGGCGTACGACTTACTCGATAATCTGTCCAATGGTTCTTACTCATCGTTCTCTACAGTGATAGATAACTCACAAAAGATCGGCACACGAACTGACTTCGACTTTGTTCGTCATGCGCCACCGGTCGCCAACAGTCATGTGTCGGATCTCTTTACGATCGACGGTCGCAGAATGAATCGTCTTTATCAGACACGTAATATCGTGATACCACAGAACGCACTTGCTTTTGATAACACGCTGCCTAATCTGAACGGTGTAGAGGAACTCGACAAGTCCATTCTCAACGCATACGAGAATCGATCCACACTTGTCAGTCTGAAGATTCACATGGATTCGATACATATAGCGGATAACGACGAGATCTTCTCTGTCGGACGACCCGTCACATATATTCGACCAAAGTCGACAGTAAAGAGTTCAGACGACAAGAATCGAGATATCAGTGACAAGGTCAGTTCGGGTAAGTATATCGTCTCTGCAATTCATCATTATATCAAACGTGAACAATATACGATGTCAATCGAATTGATACGTGACGGTATCGGTGATGATGCCGAACTCGAGGAAAGCGGCAGAGCGCCTGACTTTGACACCGAACCTGTTATTCGAAAGTCCATTCTACCACCGGTGACTTAATATCATGCTTGGAACGAATTTACATATTGGCGTTGTTGAGGATCGCAACGATCCACTGAAACTCGGTCGTGTACGCGTACGAATTTTGGGACTACACTCACCAGATCGTAAGTCAGACATTCGTATCGCCGATCTTCCGTTCGCTACGGTGATGCAACCACCGAACGTCTCGACCGCAGGCCCAACGATCTCACAGTTGGTCGAGGGTACATGGGTCGTTGTCATGTTTCTTGATCAGAATATGCAAGATCCACTTGTCCTCGGATCGGTACCGACATCGTCTCGGTCGGAGGAACCGAACTATAATGACGGATTCTCTGATCCTTTCGGTGTTTTCCCACGTTGGCAAGGCGATTCAGAAGTATCACTTGTGACCGATGAGGAACGTTGGCAGGAACATCCGACCTACGAGGCACGAAAAGACAATCGAGTCACCGAGATTCAACAGGCCAAGAAGTACGCCGTACCAACCGTTTCTTCAACGACTCCTGATGAGGAGTATGAACGCACAACATGGGATGAACCCGATCTTCGCGGTTCGCAGGAATCCAACTATCCGTATAACTCGGTTCGTGAGTTTGAGGCGGGGCAACTCGAGGAAGTTGATTCGACATCCGACAACACACGCATCACGAACTCGCATCAGTCGGGATCGTATCACGAGATTCTGCACGATGGCACGACCACGACAAAGATCGTCGGAGAAGGTTACTCGATCACACTACAGAATCACAACATGTTCGTTCAGGGTGATCTGAATGTGACTGTCGAGGGGAACATGCGCCACATGGTCGAGGGCGATTACACTCTCGAGGTCGGTGGGTCGATGTTCACATACATCGACGGCAATCGTGAGACTAAGATTAATAGTTCCGATGTCAAGGAGATCAGTGTCGACGAATCCATCAACGTTCTGGAAAAACGATCGATTCACGTGACGGGTGATCAGAGAGTTCTGATCGACGGAAACGAGACAAACGTCACTGGCGGTTCGTCCAACACATCCATCAAGGGCAATCACAGTCAGACGATTCTTTCGGACTCCTCTCGTGTCATTGCCGGTAATGAGTCACTTCTTACGGTGGGCAAGAGGTTGGTGACGACAGAGGGTATACACAGATTTGAGTCAGTCGCAAACATTGAGTTCGACACAGACTCGAACATGATTGAGACGATTGGTGGTCTGCAGAATACGCAGGTCGGATCGACGATCGACATCACTGCCGGTGGCGACATCACCGTGGTTGGTGGCCCGAACATTAACCTCAATCCATAGGAATAGAGGGAAGATATGGCAGATATTTTTGATACTCTCTGTGGCGAGTCCGGCGTTGTCAATCAGATCAACGACGCACAGGATCAGATTCGTCAGGTCGTCACCGCAGGTAAGAACGCGATCTCGCAGGTCAAACAGTTCGCGAACGATCTCGAGAATCTACAGGACGCGATCGAAAATCAACCGGGTGTTGTAACTCGACGTCTGCAAGAGGATCTGAAGAATCTTTTGTCTGAAGAGGCATTAAGAGATCCGGCAGGAACGATCGCACAACTTCTGGCGATCGCCGCTGCATATCAGGCCGCCGGCCCGGCAATCGATAGAATCATCGAGAACGTACGTCAGTTCATTGAAGATCCACTGAACACACCACTCAATCTCTGTGAAGATATACCAAACATCGTCAAGGTCGGCGAGGAGGTGTTCGAGTTCGCTCAACCCGCGGTCGTTCCGGACAAACCACCAGAAGTCGAAAAGAAGGACGACTTCACCAAGGAGATCGGACTCTCGGACTTCGAGATCATTCCAAGATTTCCAACACGGTCGATCTCCGAGGCTGTTGAGGCGGCGGGTCGATTCACCGGTGGTCAACCTGGCCCGGGTGATGCAAACACGGCGGCGATAGGACAGTAGTACTATGCCAGCAGTCGTAAGAGTAGGAGATTCCCTGAGCACCGGGCACGGCTGTGTCGGAAGCACGACACTTGCGGGAGCGAATCAGGGATCGGTCTTTGTGAACGGTATACTCGCCGCGGTGGTCGGCGCACCGACGGTGTCACATCCGTTTCCGCCCGATCCTCCGTGTGCGCCTCACGTCGCCAATCTGAACGCCGGATCACCGAACGTCTTTATCGAGGGAATACCCGTCGGGCGTGTCGGTGACTCAGCGGACGCCGGTGCGATGACATCCGGATCACCGAACGTATTTGCCAACTAGTGGTGTATAAATAGTAGTATGGCAGATCTAGGAATTGTAGCAAGAGAGACCGTATACTCGGACGTGGACTTTTCATTTCGTCTTATTCCGGTATCGAACGCACTCGCTCTGAAGAAAGACGAGGAAGCGGTAAAACAGTCAGTCGTCAACATTCTTTCCACGAATAAGGGCGAGAGACCGTTTCTACCGTACTTCGGATCG